GAGTACATGCCCTGGAATGAAATCAGTAGACGCTACGTAAAGACTGAGCCTGAGTTCTACGTACCACAGTGGCGTGAAGCAGCAGAGGATAAGAAGCAAGGCAGTGGTGACCTTATGGAAAACGGTTCAAAGAAAGCTGTTCAGAATAAGTACGTGCAGTTGACTAAAGGTGCAGCACGTACCTATCGCCGTATGCTAGAGCTAGGTGTGTGTGAAGAGCAAGCACGTATGGTACTGCCGCAGTCTATGATGACTGAGTGGTACTGGTCTGGCACTGTGTTTAGTTTTGCCAAGATGTGTAGCCTACGTTGCAAGGATGACACACAGGCAGAGACTCGTGTAGTTGCAGATGCTATTGACGAGGAGATGGAAAACCTGTATCCCATGTCTTGGGAATCCTTGAGGGAGTACATGTAATGACTGGAATGATTGGAGTAGAACACGTAGAGGAACACGAGGATGGTAGTGCCACCTATCAGTTTCACTTGGATAACAACTGTGCCAAGCTACTACAAGAGGAAGGGCTGAAGCTAGTGCTATACTGTGCAGCTGCAAAGCTAGACCTACAGGTAGTCTATGACTTCATTGAAGACCATATAAAGTATGAAGCAGACGAGCTTACAGAGTATAAATTTGGGGTAGAAGATAAGGAAGAGTAATGTACACAGTTGAATTAGAATATGATCATGCATTCATCCGCACCCTTGACGAAAAGGATAGGCATGAAGATGTAAGTGTAATCATTAGTGATGATGGCCGTGTATATATGATTCAATACAACGAAAAGACAGAAAAGAATGATGTGATAAATATGTCTTTACAACAGCTCGTAGATCTGTATGCTGCAATGGAGAGTCCTGAGGGGGCTTTCAGATTGGAGGTTAATCGTGGCAAACAATGACAACCCACACTTAGCTTGCCCGTACACTGATTGCGGATCAAGTGACGCTTTTAATTGGAATGATGACGGTTTTGGCCATTGTCATTCTTGTTCGAGAGCCTACCCATCCAAAGATATGCCAGAGGTATTCGAATGGGTGAAGGCTGAATATCCTTTGAAAGAAAGGAGAAACCCTATGGACATACCCATAGTGTCACAAACACATGAGGGCATACGTGGCCTTGATACTGACGTAGCCGAACTGTACGGTATTGCCATACAGCAGGGCGAAGATGGTAGACCAGTACGTTATGCCTACAAGTATCCACACACGGTCAAGTACCGTTTGGTTGACGACAAGTCTAAGTCGTGGACTAAGGATCGGGGCATGGGTATGAACCACCTGTTCGGTCCAGAGTTCAACGCAGGTACATCACAACGTATCTATCTTACCGAGGGTGAGTTCGATGCTGCATCGCTGTATCAAATCCTGGGCAAGACATTTCCTGTGAAGTCTCTACCCAGCGCAAGTATCGGTGAGAAGTTCATTGCACACAATCACCTTTATCTGTCGTCATTCAAAGAGATTGTCTACGCAGGTGAGCTTGATCATGCAGGACGTAGGGCAGCTGATAAGTTGTATCAAGCATTCCCAGATAAATTCTGGTATGTCCCTATGTCCAAGCATAAGGATGCCAACGACTTCTTGCAAGCAGGTGATGGCAAAGACTTGATGTGGGCAGCTAAGAAGCCTATGCGGTACAGCCCTGAGAACTTCTTCTGTTCTAGTGAGGATTTCTCTAATGCACTACGCACAGAGAACCCCTACGAGTATGTACCTACTGGTCATGCAGGACTTGACGAGAAGATTCGTGGCATGGTCAAGGGTGGCTTGACGTTTATCAAAGCACCCCGTGGTACTGGTAAGACCGAGGTGATCCGTTACTTTGAGACTGGCTTACTGTACAACGAGGGTGTCAAGATAGCCCTACTTCATATGGAAGAGATGAAGTCCACTACCCTACGTGCTATGGCTACGTATGAGCTAGGTGTCAACGTCCGTACCAAAGAGGATGCTGATCGTAATGGCTATGCCCTTGATCAGGTTGAAGCAGCAGCCAATAAGATTGCTGACTCAGAGAACAACAGAACAATCATCTTCGAGATGCAGTCTCATGATGATCCACTAACTCTGTTGGACTATACACGTATGGCAGTCACATCTTTCGGTGCTGACTTCGTGTTCGTTGATCACGTACAACGTCTGGCTTACTTGTCTAACTCGGGTGTTGATGGTGCTACAAGTACCCTGACTACACTTGGGTCACGTATGGCACAGCTTGCCAAAGAGTTGAACATCGGTGTGGTATTTATATCACAGGTCAATGACGATGGACGCACAAAGTATGCAGCTTCACTTGAAGAGGAAGCTATCATTTGTGTAAAGATTGAACGTGACACCGAGTCCGAGGATGAAATACTTCAGAACACTACTGAATTTATTGTTGACAAGAATCGTCCATTTGCTAAGTTAGGTAAAGCAGGTTCAGTCTACTACGATCCAGAGACTACGATCCTAACTGAAGAAGTACCTTACGAGAGGAGTGATATAGCAGCATGATTGTATTTGATGTAGAAGCTGATGGACTACTTGATCAGGCTACAAAGATACACTGCTTATCTTATACCCATGATGGTAAAGACTATAAAACTTTGTTTGATTATTCTGACATGCGTGATCTTATACTCTCTCAGCGGGGGTTGGTTGGTCACAATATTGTTAGATATGATGTACCACTTCTAGAAAAGATCTTGGGTATCAAGGTGACAGCACGTCTCTTTGACACACTGCCTATGTCTTGGGTACTTAATTATGATAGACCTAAGCATGGACTTGAGTCATTCGGTGAGGACTTTGGTGTACCCAAACCTCAGATTGACGATTGGGAAAACCTAACTAGAGAGGAGTATGCACACAGATGTACCGAGGATGTAAAGATAAACTGGTTACTGTGGAAGGATGTCCTCAATCGGTTTATGTTTATTTACAAGGACAAGGTAAAGTTAGACAAGTTCTTCCGCTATCTGGAGTTCAAGATGGACTGTGCTTCAGTAGCAGAACGGATTGGATGGAAGTTGGATATAGAGTTGGCACAGAAATGTGTGGACGATCTTACTCAACAGAAGTCTGAGAAAGAGGCAGAGCTTATTCAAGTTATGCCAAAGCGCAAGGTGACCACCAAGAAAACAAAACCAAAGAATTGTTTCAAGAAAGATGGTTCTCCATCTGCTCATGGACAACGTTGGTTTGACCTCCTACAAGAGCACGGCCTACCCATGCACTATGACAGTGAAGTAGAAGTTATCAAAGGTTGGGATCAACCCAATCCTAACTCCACTGATCAAGTCAAGGACTGGTTGTACTCACTTGGTTGGGAACCTTGCACCTTTAAATACGACAAGAACAAGGAGACTGGAGAAGAGAGAAAGATTCCTCAAGTCCGTAAGGATGGTGAACTTACTGACTCAGTAAAGCTAATCGCTGAGAGTAACCCTGCCGTAGAAGTTCTCGAAGGTTTAACTGTGATGCAACACAGACTTAAAATCTTTGAGGCATTCATCGAGTGTGAGCAGAATGGTTATGTCCGTGCTGAGATCGACGGTCTTACCAACACCTTACGATTCAAACACAAGAAACCTTTAGTCAATCTGCCTGGGGTAGACAGACCGTGGGGTAAAGAGATACGTGGCTGCTTGATTGCTCCAGAGGGTTACGTTCTTTGCGGTGCTGACATGACATCCCTTGAAGATACAACTAAGAGACACTACATGTATCCATATGATCCTGGGTATGTACACGAGATGTCTCAAGAAGGTTTTGACCCACACTTAGACTTGGCTAAACATGCAGGTGCTATCAAACAGTCTGACATTGATGCTTACAATCAAGGTCAACGTCCAGAGCTTAAGGCACTACGCAAGAACTACAAGGTTGTGAATTACTCTGCGACCTACGGAGTTGGTGCAGCTAAGTTATCTCGTACGACAGGTATGGCTATCCCCCATGCTCAGTCACTGCTTGATGCTTATTGGAAACGTAACTGGTCAGTCAAAGCATTTGCTGAGGCTCAGAAGATACGCAAGATCAACGGTGAGATGTGGGTACAAAATCCTGTAAGCGGTTTCTGGCATTCACTTCGTTATGAGAAGGACGTGTTCTCTACACTTAACCAATCCACTGGTGCTTATTGCTTTGACAAGTGGGTTGCTTACTACAGAACACGCAGACCAAACATCATCGGTCAGTTCCATGACGAGTCTATTAACCTTGTTAAAGAAGGAGAACAGAATGAACACACAGATGCATTGATCTGGGCTATTGAAAAACTTAATCAAGAACTTAAATTAAATGTTGACTTGGGTATTGATGTTCAGTATGGTCAACGCTATAGTGACGTACACTAACAATGGAGGGCCAAATGGCTACACGTAAAGTAAAACTAACTGGTATTGCCGAATGGGCAAAAGTATTTCCACAGAACCGTGACATGCAGGGTTTTGATGGAGCCTATGAAGATTGCAACGGTGCTTGCACAATCGACCTCATCCTTGACGATGACAACCTAGCCACACTAAAGGCTTCACGTTCTATGAAGCGTGGTGTTCCCGATCAAATGGGACGTGGTACAAAGGTAAAGTTAGTCCGTAAGTTTGACACTGGAAGGGATTGGGATAGTGGTGCACCTGTTGTTAAAAAGTCTGATGGTACTGATTGGGACTATGATCTTGATGGCACCATTGGTAATGGGTCTACTGTAGAGGTTCTCCTCTCAGTCTATGATACTAAGATGAAGAGTATTGTAGGTACACGACTGGATGCGGTCACAGTTCTTGACCATGTTCAGTACGTTCCAGATACTGCTTCAGATGATGCTTCGCCATCTGTTGCAGCTGAAAATAATAACAGCGAAGTGTTGTTTTAACCTCCTCCCAAAACAACTAGTGGCCCCCTTCGGGGGGCTACCTTTTAAGGAGATAACATGAAAAAGATTGATACATTAGTTGAAGACCTTGAGTCCGTAATCTATGGACAAGGCGGCTGGAACGGAACCATCGGTTCTATGCTAGGCAACAACATTGCGATGTCTGCCAACAAAAGATTTAGTAAGCCGCAAGAGCCTCGTGGGTATCTATCTCTTTCGTCTATTGGCACACCGTGCAAACGTAAGCTTTGGTACAAGGTAAACAAGCCAGGGTTTGGTGAGCCACTAAGTGCTAACCTACTTCTACGTTTCTTTTACGGAGACATGATCGAAGAACTTATCCTATCTATGGTGATAGCTTCTGGTCACAGCATGAAAGGTTCTCAGGACAGACTCAACGTTCATGGTATACGTGGTCATCGTGACTGTGTCATTGATGGTATGACTGTTGATGTTAAGTCTTGTAGCCCTTACGCTTTTAAGAAGTTTAAAGAAGGCACACTTCGTGAAAACGATGCCTTTGGTTACATCAGTCAGCTTAGTTCTTATGTCTACGCAGGTAAAGATGACCCACTTGTGCTTGATAAAACACACGGTGCATTCCTTGCGATTGATAAAGTCAGTGGTGAGATATGCCTAGATGTACATGACTTCACAGAAGATCTTAAGACTAAGGAAGAGGAGATGTTAGCAGCTAAGGAGTTAGTTGCAGGTGACATTCCTACTGACCGTATTCAACCTGTACCTGCAAGCAAGGCAAGTCCTAACACTAAGTTAGATAAGTCTTGTCAGTTCTGTGAGTACAAGAAAGCTTGCTGGCCTAATCTACGTATGTTCAAGTACTCGTACGGTATTGAGTATCTGGTACATGTAGAGAAAGAACCAAAGGTAGAAGAGGTGTTCGATGACAAGGTCAGCTAAAGCAAAGGGACGTGGTGGACAAAATGAAATCAGGGACAAGCTATTAGAAACCTTTCCTGAGTTCGAGCCTGATGACATAAAGTCCACAACTATGGGGGACACTGGAGAAGATATCCAGCTGTCCCCTGCAGCTAGAAAGAAGATGCCTATTACTATTGAAGTAAAGCGTAGAAAGTCTGGGATGAAGATGGCCTACGATTATATTGAGCAAGCCAATAAGCATGGCAAAGGAGAACCAGTTGTATTCTTTCGTGCAGATAGAAAAGACTGGATTACTATGATTAGTATAGATCATTACATGGAGTTGTTAAGGAAATGGAAGTAAAAATCTGGGGAGTTACGGAAGGTCCAATAGCTATTGAAGAAGTGTCTGAGTTAGAACTTGAAATGGCACCTGATGGATCTAAGTATTTTATGGTGTGTAGAACAGAGATAGATGGTGTGGTTGGTGAAGATAACTTTTGGTTCGAGGACTTCGATGATGCTTACGAATGGAAGAAGCATTTTATGAAGAGCATTGACCCGATTGTGATTGACATGGATGGCACTAGTGCATATAACTAGGGGTCTTTCGAATGAGGTTTGAACTATCAATAAAAATAAAAGTAGATCCCGAGGCTAACTTTCTTGAGACCTTTGGAGATAACTCTGATGTGATAAGAGAACTGATCGAAGCTAGTCTATATGACATAGACGATGTAATTGTGGAAGAATGTGAGGTAAAAAGTGTTGAATGAGACTGATCTAGAAGCTTGGGGTTATTACGACTCGGGTCAATTAAATGACTATCAACGTGCAGCTGCAAAGACTGCTATCTATAAGCAGGAACATGCAGTGATATACCCTGCACTAGGTTTAGCAGCTGAGGCAGGTGAGGTAGCTAACAAAGTAAAAAAGATTATGAGAGACGGCACGTTTGATCGTGAAGCTATTGCAGATGAAGTAGGTGATTGCCTGTGGTATATTGCTGCACTGTGCCGTGACCTAAACGTAGACTTAAAAGACTTGGCGGATGCTAACTTAAAGAAGTTGTATGGACGCAAAGAACGTGGAACACTATCAGGTTCAGGAGATACTAGATGAGTAACCTATTACCAACAGACTATCAATCCTTCATTCACAAGTCACGGTATGCTAAATACTTTGATGGCTATGGACGTGAGTCATGGGATGATACAGTAACACGTTACTCTACTAACGTCATTGCTGACAAGGTAGATGCTAGTACTAAGTACGATATTGAGCAAGCTATCCTTGGCCTAGAAATCATGCCTTCTATGAGAGCTATGATGACAGCTGGCCCTGCTCTTGATCGTGATAACACAGCAGGTTACAACTGTTCATATCTTCCAGTAGATGATCCTAAAAGTTTTGACGAAGCTATGTACATCCTTCTCTGTGGCACTGGGGTTGGCTTCTCTGTTGAACGCCAGTACATCAAAAAGCTCCCAGAAGTACCAAAGTTGTTCGAGAGTGATACCACAGTCGTCGTAAAAGACAGTAAGGAAGGTTGGGCTAAGGCATTCCGTCAAGTCTTAGCATTGCTATGGGCAGGTGAGATTCCTAAGTGGGATGTCTCTCGTGTACGTCCTGCAGGTGCAAGACTTAAAACATTCGGTGGTAGAGCATCAGGCCCAGCACCTCTTGTTGAGTTGTTTAACTTTGCTGTTTCTACTTTCAAGAATGCACAAGGTCGTAAGCTCTCAAGCATTGAGTGTCATGACCTAATGTGTTTCATTGGACAGATCGTTGTGGTTGGTGGCGTACGTCGATCAGCTATGATCTCATTATCTAATCTAAGTGATGATCGTATGCGTCACGCTAAGTCTGGTCAGTGGTGGGAGACAGCAGCTCACCGTGCACTAGCTAACAACTCTGTATCCTATACAGAAAAGCCTGACGTAGAAACATTCATGCGTGAGTGGCTATCTCTAGTAGAAAGTAAGTCAGGAGAACGAGGAGTATTCAATCGTGAAGCATCTAAGAAACAAGCTGCAAAATATGGTAGACGGGATAGTGATTACGAGTTTGGTACAAATCCATGCAGTGAAATCATTCTTCGCCCATATCAGTTCTGCAACCTTACCGAGTGTGTCGTACGTGCTACAGATACTATCGAGGATCTGGAACGAAAAGTCCGTCTGGCAACAATTCTGGGTACTATCCAATCCACCTACACAAAGTTCCCGTATCTGCGAAAGGTGTGGAGAGACAACACTGAAGCCGAACGATTGCTTGGTGTGTCACTCACGGGGATAATGGATAACCCATTACTAACTTCAAAGAACAAAGGACTCAATGAAACTCTTGCGCACCTTCGTCAAGTGGCTGTTGATACTAATGCTGAGTGGGCTGATCGTCTTGGTATCCCTGTATCTGCTGCTATCACATGCGTTAAGCCAAGCGGCACTGTCTCTCAGCTTGTTGATTCAGCATCTGGTATCCATGCTCGCCACTCACGGTTTTACATTAGGACTGTACGAGGTGACAACAAAGACCCTCTTACTCAGTTCATGAAAGATCAAGGCATTCCTCATGAGCCATGTGTGTTCAAGGGTGATACTACTACAGTGTTTAGCTTTCCTCAGAAGTCACCTAACAAAGCTGTGACTCGTAACGACATGTCAGCTATCGAACAGTTAGAGATGTGGTTGGCTTACCAACGTAACTGGTGTGAGCATAAACCATCGGTGACTATCTCAGTCCGTGACTCAGAATGGTTGGACGTGGGTGCCTTTGTGTATAAACACTTTGATGAGATGTCTGGTGTGTCATTCTTACCACACTCTGATCATACCTATCAGCAAGCACCGTATCAGGATTGCAATGAACGTGAGTATAAAGAACTTTTAAAGTTAATGCCAAAGGCTATTGACTGGTCAAAGCTTTCAGAGTATGAACAAGAAGACAACACTGTGGCAATGCAAACTATGGCTTGCTCTGGTGACTCATGCGAAATCGTAGACCTAGTGTAGGGTCTACACCTTCACCCTGCGTAAAGGTCTGTCGAATAGAAGATGGATACTGCGCAGGGTGTTTACGAACCGTAGATGAGATACGTGACTGGATGATCATGTCTGACTACGAACAAAAGAAACTGTTGTACGAATTGAAATGGAGACAAGATGTACGTAATGATCACTCGTGACCAATGTAGCTTTTGTGATCAAGCCAAGGCTTTGTTGAAAGGAGCTAACTTACAATACACCGAATATAATATCCAATCTAAATCTAGTTCGTGGTTGCTTTACCTTTTAAAACGTTCTAGTATTGTCACAGTACCTCAGATCTTTAGCCCTTCGGGTTCTCATATTGGTGGGTACACAGAATTAAAGGAGTACCTAGAACATGGGCAAGCCAGTCAGAAAAGCGTTTAATAGAGCACTGTATGAGGCGTACGATTCACAAGCTAAGGATGCTTTGACAGAGTATCTCACTAAGAAGGGACATGTGTTAGTCAACACTGAAGAGAACTACAATGTAGATGTTGTATCTCAGAAGCATGGCTACACCTACTTCAATGAGGCTGAGGTAAAGGTAGCTTGGGATGGTGACTGGCCTACACACTGGAAAGAGATACGTATTCCAGAACGTAAGCAACGTCTACTTGATAAGTATCAAGGTGAGAACGGGGTGCTTAACTTCTACGTCTTTCGTAAAGACCTTAAGCAAGCTTGGCGTATCAGAGACTTCTTGTTGACTAAGGAAAGTCTTGGTGAAGCAAAGGGTAGGTACATCAGACCAGGTGAGTTGTTCTTTCACATTCCATACACAGAAGCGGAGTTGATTATACTATGACAGATAACGTAAACCAACCTCCTCACTATGGTCAAGGTAACATTGAATGTATTGATTACATCAAAGATATCTTGACAGACGAGGAACTTATAGGTTATTATCGGGGCAACGTTGCGAAGTACTTACATCGTTGGCGTTACAAAAATGGTCTAGAGGATTTGAAGAAAGCAAGATGGTACCTAGAAGCACTAATACAACATCAAAGCAAAAGATGAAACCATTCAACGAAGGATACCAATCCTTCCTCAGAGGTAACTTGGGTAATCCCTACCAAGTTAATACAAAAGATAATAGGGATTGGGAGATGGGTTTTAACAAAGCCTATTTCAAAAACAAGGAGCTGGTAATTGAAAGAGAGCTTAGAGAAAGAAGCAAAAAAGTTTACTCAGCAAAAGCGTAAAGCTCCTACAGCAAAAAGCCTGACTGCAAGGATTTACTTGGCAGGTCAGGCTCTAACTGGTCTATTGGCAGGGGCTAGGTCGAGTAACGATATGCGAGAAATAAAGCGTCAAGCATATGATTGGGCAGATTATATGTTGGATGATGATACATAAAAAGAGGGGGGCTTAGTGCCCCCTTTTATTTTATCTACCGTATTGTCTTGCCCCAACCTCCTCGGGAACCTTTAGCATTTCTATCTGCTCTACTGTAGAGAGGTACTCCTTGAGGACGTATAGTTCTGCCCTTGTCATATCCCCAATCTCCCCATCGAAGTTTAACTCTTCAATAGCATCATCTAGTTTTTTATTGTTGTACTTACCTGACAGTTCATACTGCAAATCAATAGTATCAAGTGGTCCTGAGTACTGCAGATACAAGAAGTTCTTAGCTAACTCTTTAGCTTCAGGTAGTATCTCCTTCTTCCAATATAGTCTTTGCCTATCAAGCGGCATATTTCTAAATGCTTTGCTTTCCATTAAGGCTGAAGCTTTTGCTTCAATAACATCGAACAAAATACCATTGTATTCGTTAGCAGCTTCAGGAGCTTTTGTTCTGACTTGTCTAGCAGCATTAATATCAAACTGCTCGTAGCCTAACATGTTCATAACACGTTGGGTATCAGTGAGCCTGATAGATCTTACACCTAATGACTTTGTAGATGTAATATCAGCTTCTCCTGTTGCTGCTTGTTTAAGTGTCTCACCGACTGGTTCACCAGTAAACAGTGGAATAATATTGTCAATATAACGAACAGAGTCATTGTAGAATTTGTTTCCTTGATAACGATCAATAGGTCTAGCTTGTTCACCCCTAGCAATGCCAGCTAGTGTGTTTACAGGTTCGACAAAACGTGTACCTGCAGAGATCACCTGTGAACCTACACCACCCATAGACTTACCAAAGGCTCTCCACATCTCTTTCATATCACCTTGAAGCATATAGAAACCGATACCTGCAACGTCTTGTTGAGTTTGATCTAGGTTTCTAAGGACACCCTCAAGGGTAAAGTCCCTGGCTACTTGAGAAAGAAGTTCTGTAGGTGGTTCTTCCCCATCCATCCAGTAAGATGCAATTCTTGCAGCAGCTTTAAATGCTGAGATTGGGTAATCGTATTGACGTGTAACAACTTCACCACCAATAGATTCTTGATAGAGACCCAATCCTGCCTTACGGTTTTCACTCTCTTCCATTACTAATGTAGAAGTAAGACCCCAAGATACTGTAGCTTTTGTAAAGAGTTCTCCATAACTTTTATTGGAGTACTTACCTGCAGCTTTACCTGCGATAGCAAGTCCAGAAGCTTGTAACCCGAAGTCTACTGTGTTGTTGAAGAATCGACCAAATGGAATAAGCAAACCAACACCAGGAATATTTCTAGCATCTTCGATTACTGCAGCAACCTCACCAACAAGTCCTGACCCCTTGTAAGATTTACTAAATATAGATTCTAAAGTTTTATCTACAGCCTTGGCCTCTATCTCAGCATACTCTTTCGTAGCCATAAACTTTGCAGCATCTTCCCAGTTATAAAACTCAGACCAACCTTTACCAGTCACTAGTCTAAGTTCTTTATCCATTTGAAAGATAAACTCTTGAGACTTAGTAAAACTATCCTGCGCCTTAACGAAGGAGAGTGTTTGAATAAAATCTACAACATCATCAGTAGCTTCACCTAATAGTTTTTGATTAGGGGTAAACTTACCATCTGTAACTAGCCGTGTTACATTATCAATACCACCTGGCAATGTACTTGCTAGTGTTTGTAATGCCTCTGTATTACGTGTAAGTGCAGACTCAAATGCAGCATAAGTCATATCAGGATCAAGCAACAGTCTCATACGAAATGCATTAGACTCAAACAATGATCTGGCAATCTTGTAAGACTTTTCTCCAGCCTTCTCCATGCCAATAGCTTTGGCAAGTGTACCCCTACCTGCGTGTAGAGTCATCAATGCCATATCAGAAACAGTATTAAGACCTGCATTAGCACCCCAACCAATCATGTTAAGTGCACTTGTTGATGGGTTAGACACAAGCAATCTAATCAATCTGTTTTGGTTATTACGAATAAACTCTGGTAACTGTTCTGAAAGACGTGTTGCATATGGATCATCAGGTTTCTTTAGGAATCCTAAGTCCAATGCAGTGTCAATCATCTCTGCTATCTCTAAGTCTTTAGCAGAAAGGCCATTTAGTTTTGCACCTTGTGATGCAGCATTAAGTACTCTAGCAGCACCATTCATCTTAGCTGCAAAGGTATCTGCAAATTCTTCGACAGTTAGTGTCTTAGCTTGCTTTAGTTTATTACCTGTAGATTTCTCAAAGGCTTTGATA